AAAATATGCCGGGGGTGTAAACTAAGTTCCCGCATCGCTGCGGCAACATTGTCCATAGTGATCTGATCACTGATTGAGCCTTTCTTTGTCCAATAAGGGATCTCCAAAACGACATCTAAACTAAGTGGAGCCAAATAACGGTCCAAAACTGGATCGTAAATAAAACCACGTTTTAAAAAGTCGATTCTATCAATACTTCGGAATCTTTCCTTAGCACTGAGTTTGTCCTCTCTCGTGTAAATTTGACCAAACTGAGCCATCAAACCTGGCATAGTAAGTTCATTAAACTCATCAGCTACTGTCGGACAGACAGAGAAGACATTATCATCTCCAAAAGTCACAACCCGAACACATTCTGAAAATCGCTTATTAGGACAAGCCTCCTGGAAAGCTAACCTAAATAAAATCACGTTATACATACTATTAAAAGTCGTAGTCCCGTAAACTCCGCTGGACATGTTACCTAAAATATAGAATAACATTCCTTCAGCGACATGCAGAGAGTTAAGAATACCCATATACAATCTCGAGCGCATATGATTAGACGCACCTTGACCGTGGTTGGTGTACCAACGGTTAATCATGTATAAAATACCTTGATGTATGGAAATTTGCTGGTGACCATCAAACGCACTAAAATCTCCAGCTCCCACCTCAACTGTCTTAGTAGAAGGTGTGAAAGCAGAAAGATACTGAACAATTTCAGTCCACTCATTAGAGTATGCATTTATACCACTACATTGCGAGTTTTTAATTCGCCCTTCCTTCATTGCCGCAACAAATGATCCGAAATATTTCCGGAGTAGGATAAGATAGAGGTATGGAACACCGGAAAACTTCCGGGTACTGCCAGATTTCACCTTTTCAATGGGTCTCCGTTCATCTTTAAGATTATCGGTAAAAACCCACTGAGGTATAGTACCAGCTTCATATAAAGCTTCAACGGCCTCAAGTTCATGAGTTAACGCAGACAAAACATCGTTGTACTCAGGCGAGTCCTT